CAAATGTATAACCACTAGTTAATTTTACATACATGTTATCTGCTAGAAAAGAGGCTTTTTTAACTGCATCTTCATAAACTCTTTCATCTACTCTGGGTCTAAAGTAATTTTGGTCTGATATCATAATTAACCTGCAAACACGTTTGTTGAACCTGTAGAAATAGTATGATCATAATGCCCATCTGAATCATATTTATCTCCTATTCTTCCAATATTTTTTCCATCAACATATACTGAACTACTATAGGTACTTAAAGCCGGTGCATGATTTATAGGTGCTGCTGTACAAGGATCTCCGTCTGGATGAGATGCCATGACATCTTCCTTTCTAACAACACCAATTCCATTTACAAATACTGTTGAACTACCAGCATCTGAAGTTTGAGTAGTTCCTGTATCCCAGTGATATACATTTGTTCCACACCCAGAACCTTGAGCACCATCAGTACAAGTAATATTGCTACTTCCACTCTTTTTAGCTATTCCTGAAGATGCCATATTACTTATACATAAAAGGTATGTAAACCATTTGAACCAGAGGCATTTTTACCAGATGCATTAACATTCTTATCATCAATATAAGTAGTACAAAGTTTCATACTTCCTTTCATTGAATAAGATAAATGGATCCAAACACTATTACCCTTGTTTCTATATTCTAATATAACTTGATTATACGGTAGAATCTTTTCTAATTTAACTGCAAGTTCATAATGTTCGGTTATATCTCGTGAGGTTAATTGAATATCACATGCCTCGCCTTTATTATGAAAGGATCCTCCTGTTTCATTTCTTAAACCAGAATTGATATTCCATATACCTTTAGAATCTTGTTGCCTACAAGGTCCTATTTCTGCATAAACCTTTTCTAATATATTTACACATAATGCCGAAAGGTTAGCAACTAATTGTTGTTTAGAATATGTTCCATCCGGTAAAGTAGTACTTTTTAATACTTTACCTTGAGCACTTGTTAACATGCCAAGAGTAAAGTTATCACTTAACTTATAACTAGTTGGGAAGTCAGTCATGTTATTAATTTCGGCAAGTTTTTCGGCAGATAATTGAGTTCCTGCTCCAGAACCTCCAGTAGCAGGAGATGAATCACCTGAAGTTCCTGCTTCATTACCATTATTTTCATAATCAGAAGTTCCAACCATACCCACTCTAGCCTTTTGACCTGCCGCAGTAGTCCAATCATCTTCTGTTTCAAATTTGAATACACCATCAGTATGTCTAGCCGGAGGAACTAAATTAGGTCCACCTTGTTGATGCGCTGAATCTGCGGGTGGCACAACTAAACTATGAGCAGCAGTAACACCTGCAGTAGAAAGACTGGTTTTTCTTTCCATAGGTTCACTATATTTTGGATCATAAATGTCAGGTTGAGTTCCTCCAACCATACTAAGTAGATCTTCCGATAAAGGAGTTTTATTTAAAACTGAATCAACTACAGTTTTAGGTAATGTATTGGGATTATATTCTCCCATAGGTGTTAAGACAGTATCAACTAATACTTGTTCTTTTTCTCTACCTGAAATAGCATCTCCTTTAAAATCTACTGGGACTTTAGAAGAACCTAATAGAGATAAAGGATCAATTGAAGTTATAGATACAGGTGTATCAGGATTAAAATCAATTCTTGGTGCAGTAGCATTTAAGTTACCAATACCTAACATATTAATAGCCGAAGCAGATTTTAATTCTATATTGCCAATTAATGTTTCAGTTTTAAAAGTTCCAGTTTTGATATTAGTTGCAGTTGCTATATCAAGTGTAAAGGTATTAGCCTTAATTTGAAAATCTGCTGCAGTCTCTAGTTTAAAACTACTTGACATTTTCATTAAAGTTTCGGCAGTAGATGCAGTATCTCCGCCTTCAAGACTTAAAGATTTTGCAGTTTTTAGATTCAAAGCATCAGTTGATTCAATTGACATAGTACCTATTGCTCTATGGTTTGATGTCTTACCAACTTCTACATTATAATTGCCTTCAACTAATACATTATAGTCTCCACCAACTGCAACATTCAAATCTTGTGCAACTCCCATATTAACATTATTATGGAATACTGCATCTACTTGACCACATACTTCAAGATTTGCATCACCTTGACAAAGGATATTCATTGGACCTGAAACAGTTAAGTTACAAGTTCCTTTAATGAATATATTACCATTGTTTTCAGTTATATAATACCCATCACCAACAATATAGTTTACTTGTGAACCATTAGGATCAATCTCAATAAATGTACCTTTACGATGATATAAATTAATTCGTTCTCCTTCAGGACTATCATCAAATTCTAGAACATGTCCAGATTCAGACTCCATAACTTTATTGTATGGATAAATGGTATTATATGCCGATTCAGGTTGATCATAAGAACCACCATTTGCTAATGGTATATTTTTTGCGCGAGTAGCATCTTTAAATTTAACGTGGGTATCTTCAATATTACCTCTTGCTAATCTATTAGTATCTGGTTCATTCATAAAATCCCGTAAAGGATACTTTCCTTCAGGATCACAGAATCCAGTTTTAGAGAAATTACTAGATCTATCTTCAGTGTATGCTTCTCTTTTAGATGCGGGTAAGGCATTTATTTCTGTTTGAGTTCTAGTAGGAGCAGAAGATACAGCATCTTTATTAGTTGGAGCAGGAGCAGATTTACCGCCTAAAAAGTATTCATAATATTTTCTTTTAGTTGGCCAACCACCTTTATGTCCACCAACTTTAGCAAGAGCTACTTCAAAGAAACTAGGTTCCCATTGTAATTTTTCCCAGTCTGAGATATTCATTTTAAAATATTCTACAACTGCTTTTGCGCCTATTTCAGCAGACTGATGTAGTAATTCTGGATGATTTATTAAATCAATACCTAATCTTGTACCAATTGCTTTATAATTACACCGCAATGTTAATTGTATATACCCTCTACCATAATATTGACCATTTGCGGGATTTCCTGTTATTTTAGTACCATATACAAATCCAAAGAATTCTTGTTTAGAATATTTTTCAGGTTTATTATTCCATAATGCTGCTTCTTCTTGTGTAATCTTAGGCCATACTACTCTAATTCTTGGAGCAGAATATACGTGATCTTCAGCAGATGTATGCATCCATTTACTTTCTACACCGGCAATACCAAGCATCGCACATTTTGCATATTTTGATTTGAATCCACCCTCTTCACATGCAGCAATAATTGCCGCAATTCCTGCTACAGCTCCTTGAGTTGCTCCTGCACTAGTGGGAGGATTTGGAGGTATAGGTGTTTTTTCTATTGCATCAGCCATTATAAATCCTTAAAAGTTCTTATCAAAATAGGTTGTAATTTGATCTGTAGTTGCAAATGTTTTAGGATTAACATCTGTAAATGGTAAATATTGTTCTTTTGTAAAGTTTTCTGGTCGTTTTAATATAACAGAATATAATTCGGTAGTTTCATCATAAGTAGCAGTTGCTATAGGAGTTATATTAGATTTAGATAATATATTATATGATGTAACTCCATCAGTAGTTACTGCAGTTAATTCATATTTGGTTCCAGCAGATTGAACAGATGTTTCACTCGGAGTTTCAGAAGCAATAATTGTATCTACCACATCGGTTAATACATCACCTTTAGGATCAACAAGTTCACCTGTATCATCGGCAGAAATAACATTATTGGTTGCATCATTAATAAATGATACAGTTTTAGTACTTGGTATACCGCCAATTGTTCCAAGCATTATAGGTTGTTGATTATCTGGATCTAGAAATACGCAAATTACCCAAGAACCTGGTACTACTCCTGTAGGAGACCAACCAAGACCTGATATAGAAGCAGAATTAATAGGCATCATAGGATATGCCCAAGGTAAATCATCAGTTGGTAATACTGTTTTGTCTTCGGTATGAAGACCCACAATACGCACTTGACATCTACCTAATTTAAGTGGATCAATTCTATTCTCTACACAACCAAGATGAAACATTATTTGCTCCTATTCAAATCTATCAATAAACTTTCTTTTACTATTTCCATAGTACATTCATGCATGTTTCTATTAATATAATGATTAACTGCCGCAATTATATAGGCACCTGAAAACATTTCATCTTGGTTCTCAGTATCTTCTTTAGTTGCAGGTTCAACTTTATATAACTTTAATTCTATTCTTAGACCAACAGTATAATCCAATCTACCTGGAACAACTATTTCTACTTTATTTGCATCTATTTGGGCAAATGAAGATACTCTGTTCTGTACTACTCCAGCATTAGTAACATCCCCATATTCATTGAAGTTACCGGTATACTTTGACATAGACATAATAAATGAGTTATGCCGATATATAGATTTATTAGATGCTAATGGATATTTATTTAGGTGGTTATACGATTCAAAAGATTCAATCATATCATAATTCACATTATTATATCTTTTTGTAGTAATATCATATGTAAATAATCTTGAACCAAACATACCTCCTCTAGCCCTTTCTACATAATCATATGCAGTAGGAATAGTGATACTTCTAATGCGTTTATAATCTTCAGTTATATTTTTAACTGTAGCAGTACCGTATGATTGATTATCACGAACATAATTATCATATAAAAACTGTTGAAAGATTTTTGCATTATATAATGATTCTAAAGATACAAAGTTGAATCCATATCTATTTTCAAAAAACAAATAGGAACCTGAACCATGTTGATTAACCGAAGTTTCAGAAACATTATTAATATTTTTAATTGGAGACCAAAAATTAGAAATATACTTTGTTGAATTACTAGTATCTTCTACAAATATTTCTTTAGTTACTTGTAATCCTACATCTACATCTTGTAAAAGCTTCTTGACAATCTCTGAACATTTACCCGAAAATGACTTACTTATCTTCTTATTAATATCAACAATTGCTTCGGTAGATATAAAATGCAGAGTATAAATGGTTGATCTATTTCCAACCATTGTTCGGTTTGCCATTTTATAAATGTAAAATCTACCGTCAATATTACCCTTTTCAAGAGAAGGAGTAGTCAATTTGAGTTCAAGGAACTCTTCTCCATTAAATGGGAATACATTCATTAAGTCAAGTGAATCCCGTATCTCAAGAGTACCAGTTATAAAAGGAGAAAATATATCTTCGAATATTTGTATGCCTATAACTTGGCTAGTAATATTCTGATAAAATTTCTGAGCCGTGGTTATTTGAACCAACTCAATATTAATATCACCGGCTTTTGATATTTGTTCTGAAGAATTCATTATAGTATTTTCTTAAATTCAGTTACTATTTGCTCAATAATGCCTTTTGGTACAACCTTTATTCTTCTTTTAGATTCATTAAGACGCTGTTCATATTCATAGTTAGTAATAGAAGAAGCACCAACACTTGTAGAATCTACAATATATCCATTACTATCTTCATAATGATGTATATTATGCATAGTAGTACCATATGAATTAATAATATGCTTTTCTAAATCATAGTATGATAATGGGAAGTCATTAAGATAATCATATCTTTCATTGACTAACATAATTATCCAATGATAGTTTGGATTATTATATAACTTTTCTGCTATATGTTCAGGTGTTTCATTATCTACTATATCGTACTCATCATATATTGTTATATTTGCGAGTACATCTCGGCGGAATCTAATATTACGAGTAATATCCCTTAAATATAAAGCAGTATCCTTACCACCAATATCAAAATCATATATTATATTAGGAAAATTCTTAAAATACATTAGTAACCTCTTCCTTGTATAGATTCTTTTGTTGGGTTTGTCAATTCTTTAAATGACATGGTGATAGCAATTTGAGTTGGCATACCATTTGCAAAGGTAGTAAAATTACCATTTGGAGTATAGTTTACACTTAACTCGGTAAGTACACAAGAAGGATGTCTATGAATATATTGATTAAGTCCATTACCAGAAAAGTAACTTATATCAAACTCAGAAGGATAAATGTATAAGAAGTTATTTGTTTCTTCTTTATATTCAGGCAACATATGTAATTTTAATTGAAAAATTATATTATACACATGTTCTGCTTCTTTTTCATCTCTTGGAAAGAAGTTATAATCAAATGAGAATGTTCTAAAGTCAACACCTTTAAATACCATTTCTCTCTTTGGATTACCAGCCAATCCAGTTCTAGCTGACATTGTACCCATTCTTTGTAATGCTTCAGATGCAGCAATAGATTTAACATCTTTACCTAATGTACTTCCTGCATTTTTACTAGACTCAGGAACCATATTAGATAAATTTACATCTTTTAAAGATTTAAGTAATCCTATAGCATCTTCACCTACTTGAGATAATGCTTCAACAGTTCCTGCATCTTCTTCTGACCATGAAGTAGTGTATCTAATATTCAAAGAGTTTGGCATATGAAGAGCAATTGCTGTTTTTAACCTTTTCTGCTCTCGTGTAGTTGTTCCTGCTATATCACCTGCAGCCCATGCTGCAGCACCTCCTATAACAGTAGCACCTGTAGCAATACTGCCAAATCCACCTAAAACTCCACCAATAAGACCTCCCATAGCTCCACCTAAAGCAGAAGAAACGGCAGCATTTATACTAGAAATTGGTCTACCAAGAACTACACCTCTATCTCTTTGGATATCCAAATCTTTCATATCATATGTTTGATTTGGTGGAGGTAAAAACTTGGAAGCTGTTGCAACATTAATATAAATCACAACCATATTACCACCATATTCTGGTGATTGTATGTCTGATGGATATGACAAACTTGTTATATCGTACTTGTCATTTATATAGTCTAAATATGACATATGTTGAGAACCTATAAATAGAATGGTTTTGTTTACTTATTTATATTAAAAATGGCGAAGTATCATCAAGGAATTTATAAACCAAAACATCCAAATAAATACATGGGTGATCCTACTAATGTTGTCTATAGATCTTCGTGGGAATTAAAATTTATGAATTGGTGTGATGGTTCAAATTCAGTTATTAATTGGCAATCAGAAGAAACAATTGTTCCCTATATATGCGCAACTGATAATAAATGGCATAGATACTTTTTAGATTTTAGAATACAAGTAAGAAATAAAGAAGGTAAACTTAAAACATATTTAGTAGAAATCAAACCTCACGGTCAGACAATGCCTCCTAAATATCCTGGAAGACAGACTAAAAGATATTTAAATGAATCAATGACATTCATGAAAAATCAATCTAAATGGGATGCCGCAAAGAATTATGCATCAGATCGTAGTTGGGAATTTGTAATATTAACCGAACATCATCTTGGGTTAACTAATAAATAGTATATGGCAAATATAAAAGAACCCACATTGTTAGATGTATTTGAGAAAAACAAATACAGTCTACCCCAAGCATCTAGAGCAAGTAAATCTTGGTTTGATCAGCAGATATTGCTATTACATCATCAACATATAAATGGTAGTAATGTATTAAAGACTGCTCCACAATTTACCTCTATTGGTAAAATAATGCCGGGAAAATTATATTTGTACAGATATGATGCTAAACATAAATCAACATTACCATATTGGGATATGTTTCCTTTAGTGTTTCCCTATGAGAAAACTAAAGATGGATTTTATGGATTAAATTTTCATTATTTACCTTATCAATTAAGAATTAAACTTCTTGATAAGATGATGGTATTTGCAACTAATAAGAATATGGATGAAAATACTAGGTTGAGATATTCTTGGCAATTGATATCCGGTATATCGAAGTTTAAATTTGCAGAACCATGTATTCATAGATATTTAAACTCGCATATACGTACTCAATGCAGAGAAATTACAGCCAACAATTGGGCAACTGCTATGATGTTACCAGTAGAAGGATTTGTAGGTGCTAACAAGGCTAAAGTTTGGCAAGAGTCAAAAAGGATGATGAATTAATGAGTCTACTATCAGATTTTATATCGGAAGTAAAAGTATCTGGGTTAATGAGAACTGCTAGGTACTCAGTACTTATGCCTTTTATTATATCAACTACCGAAGAAAATAAAGATCCAAGACTTGTTTCAATGTTTTGTGATCAAGTACAAATTCCAGGATTAAATTATAATACTGCGCCAAATCTAACGTATGGTGAAACAAGAGAAGCTCCTTATCAAAGAATGTATGATAACCTTTCTCTTTCATTTTATGTAGACAATGAAATGAAGGTAAAGAAATACTTTGATGATTGGCAATATAGTATACAAAATCCAGTTACAAGATCATTTAATTATTATGCAAACTATATAAAACCTATACAAATTGGTGTAGAAGATATTGCAAGTAAAACTAAATATATGGTTGAGTTAAGAGAATGCTATCCTAAAACAGTAGGTGCTATTCAAATGGATTCAGCCTCAAAAGACTTAATGAAACTATCAGTAACTTTAGCATATAAGTATTGGATACCAATTGGTGGATATACATATGACGATACAGATTTATTAAATAAAACAAATGATGGATTATTTTCCGAAATTGCCGGAGTATTCAATGGAATTGCAAGTTCTCCTGTAGGAGGTTTACTAATGAATTACGGTTTAACCGGTTTACAAAATAAACTTACAACAATTGCTGGTTATAACGCATAAATATTACAATGAAAATGAATGATAAATTATCAGAAGTATTTGACTTGGAAAACATAGAATATACTAATATAATTCCACGTATTGACGATATAGTTCCTACTCCCAAAGGAACTCAGGACGAATATATCGAAAATGATTTCGATCACGTACGTGGTAATATTAAGGAGTTGTTATCGACAGGGAGGTCGGCCCTTTATGATATGATCGAGGTAGCTAAACAAAGCGAACATCCTCGAGCATACGAAGTTGTTGGTACATTAATGAAGCAAGTTGCTGATATGAACCAACAATTGTTAGATGTGCATGCACAGAAACAAAAACTATCCGGTACAGGAAAGAAAAAAGAAGAACCCGCAAGTCAGGTTACTAACAATGCTATATTTGTTGGAAGTACTAACGACTTGGCAACAATGATTCATAATATGCATAAAGGAGAATAATACAATGGCATTGCCGGTTAATAGTACACCTATATATCAATTAACTATACCTTCAACAAATAAAGAAGTAAAGTATAGGTCATTTCTAGTAAAAGAAGAAAAGGCATTATTGATTGCGCAACAAAGTGAAGATCCAAATATAATGGTCAATACTTTGCAAGAAGTTATTAAGTCTTGTATAAAAGATGACATTGATATTAATAAATTAGCGATGTTTGACCTTGAGTATATCTTTACTCAAATTAGAGCAAAGTCAGTCGGCGAAGAAGTTGAATTAGTTTTTAAATGTCAACAGTGTGATGATCCAAAAGCAAAAGTAACAGTTAAGTTTGATTTGACCCAACTTGAAGTAAAAAAAGATCCTGAACATACTAATAAAATAGAGTTATTTAATAATGTAGGTATTGTATTAAAATACCCAAGTATTAATATAATTAAGAAATTAGAAGATATCAGTACAAATAATGTAGATGACATATTTAAAATTATTATTGATTGTATTGATTACATATATGATGATGAACAATTATATCATGCAAGTGATACAACTCAAACCGAATTAAAAGAATTTTTAAATAACTTAACAACAGAACAATTTGGTAAACTTCAGAAGTTCTTTGAAACTATGCCAAAAATTAGTAAAGATATTGAATATACATGTCCAATATGCAATGCCCATAATGAAGCAACCTTGAGTGGTATACAATCTTTTTTCTAGTAAATCTTTGCCACGAATCATTGATGAATTATTATAAAATGAATTTTGCTTTAATGCAACACCACAAATATTCGTTGGCAGAGATAGAAAATTTAATACCATTTGAGAAAGAAATATATGTTGCTTTGTTAATAAACTATTTGGAAGAAGAAAAACAAAGGATTCAGAGTAAACAAAATGGCTAATCGTCCTACACAAAGATCAATGCAAGATTTGTTGGAGAAACAATTAGTTTCTCTCAATGAAATTCATGGTACTCTTACAACTTCTAAATTAATTGAACTCGGACAATTAATTGAAGAGAAGAAAGCTTTAGATGATGACAATATATTAGTTGAACAATTACGTGATATTCATCTTATATCAAATGCTATTTTAGAATCTTTGATAGAAATTAAAGATAAATTCTTGGCAATGCCTATAACAACCAATGAAGAAAAGGCAGAAGCAGCAAAGACAAATGAAAGAATGATTGGTGCATTAGAAGGTATCGAAAAGAATACTAAACCATCATTAAAGCAAGATATTAAAGAAGGATTTTCACTTGGAGCAATTATAGCCGGCATAGGTATTGCATTAGGTGCTTTACAAGGTACAATTGTTGCCCAAGTCAAAAATATTAAATTCTGGTTGAAACTGTTTACTCCTGAGTTAATGAAAAAGGAACTATCGGAAGTAGTTAAAAGTATTCGTAAAGTATTTGGAGATCTCGGTTTAAAACTAAAAGAAATATTTGATACGAAATTAAAATCTTTAGGTGACTTCTTTGAAAACTCGTTAAACAAAATAAAGTCTATATTCAAAATAGATGATGAATCTAAAATATCCAAAGTATTTAAATGGTTAAAAACAGGAATTAAGAACTTTTTTGCTCCTTTTGAGGAAGCATATACAGTAATAAAAGATTTACTAACTCCAGCAAAAGAATCAAAGGGTATATTTACTGCTATATCTGAAAACCTAGGTAAATTTGGTAAAATGTTTGGTGCTGTTGCTAAAATAGTTGGTAAATTAATGTTACCAGTTACTATTATTATGACATTATGGGATACTGTTAAAGGTGCTATAGAAGGATACGAAAAGGAAGGAGTTGCCGGAGCATTTCAAGGTGCAATCACAGGATTTATGAATTCTCTTGTTGGAGGATTAGCAGATCTAATTAAAGATATGGCTTCTTGGTTATTGGAAAAACTAGGATTTGATGAAGCATCAAAAGATTTAGATTCATTTTCATTCCAAGATATTATAGCAGATTATTATGATGCACTATTTCATCCAATTGATACTATTAAAGGTATGATTAATAGTGTACAAATAGCTCTTATTGAAGGTTTAAATTCAATGATTGATAAGTGGAATAGTACAGTTAAATTAGATTCATTAAAAATTGACAAAATGGAAGTACCTGAAAAGTATGAATCAGATCATGTTAGACCATCAGTAGAACGTAAAGAAAAAGCTGAAAAAGCTGAAAAACAGGATAAAATTCTTAAAAAGATTGACGAAAAACCTATATCTGAATTATCAATAGACGCTTTGAAAAGCCGAGCTATGATTTTAAATGAAAAAGGTGAAAATTGGAAAGATAATCCAGAAATGGTAGCAAGATTTGAACAATTAAATAAAGGCCCAAATGCAGAAGCTATTACACCAAAGACAGCTGATGTTGTAACAGCAAAAACAGTTGCTACAGAATCTGCTAGAGAAGATGCTGCTCAACCTGCAGGAAATACAGTTGTATCAGCCCCTACCGTAAATACATCTAATAGTACTGTTAATAGTACTGCAGTTAGATTACCCGTAAGAAGTTCAGATAGTACATCATCTAGATACATTTCAAGTACATACGCAATTAATTAAAAAAGGGGACTTTATGTCCCCTTAAATTACTATGATAATTAAAGATTAATCTTCAGCCGCTAACTTAGCAAAATAGGCCATAGTATCATCGTCATCATCAGTTACTGATATAGACACAGGTTTTGCAACTTGTGTTACTTTA